AGAGCTAGACCTTATGCTCTATACCCCTCAACAACAACAATCGATCATTTTGCTTGCTAAAGATATGGCTGAGCAACTGGATTTTGATCCACGTATTGATGGTATGTTCTCAGTTATGGATAAAGCCGCTTTAACTGATTACAAAAGAATGCTCAAGATGTTTAATATTGATCTTGAATCTACTGAACAAAAGAAATATTGCTATTACCGCGCTATTATTACTGGTGGCAAAGTAATTACTAAGTCTAAAAACTACTCTCAAACTGGCTTTTCATTAAAGTTTATGACTGGTCAATTCAGTGAACTTACACAATCCTATTATGGTTTAGGACGCGGTTGTAAAGATCCACAGCGTATGCTTAACCAAACCGTTTCTGATTATGTTGGCTTCTTGCAATCTACCCCTAAAGGCGGTGTGAATATAGAGGCAGATGCAGTATCTAACCTAGATGCATTTATTGAGACTTACACTAAAGCTAGAAACGTAACTGTCTTTAAACCAGGTGCACTTGCTGCTGGTAAAGTACTTCCTAAAGTAGCACCTCCACTTCCTGCTGGTATACTTGAGATGATTCAATACGCAGATGCTCAAATCATGCAAGTATGTGGCGTTACACCTGAATTTATGGGAATGATGACTTCTAAAGAAATGAATAGCTCATTCTATCGTCAACAAATACAACAAGGCTTAACAGCTCTTGCTACTTACTTAGATGCTAAACATACCTATCTTGGAAGCCAAGCTGGTTTATATATCGATTGCACTAGAGTACTTGCTGAAAACTCCGAAGGTCGTTTAATTAAGAATGTAATCGGTGAGAATAATGCTCAGTATGTGCCACTCTTAAAGTCTGGTATTGCAGAAGAATACGATGTGATTGTAGAAGAAATGCCAACAGGTCCAAACGAGAACCGTGAAACCTTCGCTAGTCTTGTTGAGCTTCAAGGTCAAATGCTTGCATTACCAAATCCTGTTAATATTATGCCACTGGTTATGCAGTATGCGCCGCTTAAACCAGACATTATTAAGCAAATCACTAAAATGCTACAACCACCTCCGCCTCAAGGTCCTGATCCTGTTAATCAGAAGTTATTACTAAGTCAAGCAGAGTACAATTCAGCTAATGCACAAAAACTTATTGCTGACGCAGAAAACACAAAGCTCGATACTGCACTTAAAGCTAATGATCTGAAATATGCACCTGCTAAAGACTTAACCGATATTGGATATACACATGCTAAAACCGTTGCTGAGCTTAGCAAAGTGCATAAAACCAAGCATGATATTGTAAGTGGTCATATAGGTAATATCACTTCAATTCATGCAAATCATAATAAAACTAATGAAAGGAATAATAATGAATCAAGACCTCAAAGTATATAGCACGCCGGAAAGTTTCCATGCTCAATTACAAGCAATTAAACCAATTATAGAAGCAAAAGCAGAAGAACAAGCGGCAGAACAAGTTACTCAAGAAGCGCCTCAAGAAGAATCAGAGGTAACAGAAAACGAACCAGAAATACAAGAAGCGCTTAGTGAAAGTAATAATGAAGTACAAGAAGGAGTAACTGCCTCTGAAGCTCCTAAAAAAGAAAGTAGTCATCTTGTGCCTCGTTCACGTTTAAAAGAAGAAGCGGAAAAACGAGCAGCTTTAGAAGCTCAATTAATGAAGGAAAGAGAAGAAAGTATTAAATACCGCACACAATTTGAGATGATGCAGCAATTGCAAAATGCAAATAACGCCGCACTTCAACCTGTGGAACTTGATTTAGATCATATCGATCCATTAGATCAAGAAACTCATCAGATATATGTTAAAGAAATTAAGAAACTTAGAGAACAAGTACAGAATATCGCCTCTCAAACTACAAAACAAACTGAAGATATGTACTTTTATAACACTGCAACTGCTCAAGAAAACAGTTTTAAAGCTACAAATACTGATTATGAAAGCGCACTTAAGCATTTAGCAGATATAGAGACATTTGACGCAGAACTTGAGCATGGTAATAGCGCAGATGCACGTAGAATTGCAGCTCAAAAGCTTGAGAGAATCGTTAAAAATACCCTTAAAAACGGCGGGAATGCACCTGAAATTCTCTATAACATGGCAATTAAGAAGGGCTATCAGCCAAATAAAGAGTCAGTTAATAACGCGCCTATTAAGAAAGGGCCAAATCTGAATGCGATTAATGAAAATATGAAAAAGTCTGCTTCAATTGGTAATTTAGGAACTGGTGTTGGTATGTCACCATCGCCAAATGTTGTTGATGTAAATAAACTTAGAAAGGATCCTAAAAATCCACGCTCACCTTTTGATCCTGACAAGTTTCATAAGTATATGCAGAACATGCAATAAACCATTTGACAATAATAGCAATATTAAGCCAAAGTAAAGTATCAGCTTAAGACGTTGATACTTATACTTTTGCAATTTGGGCGACGTTATAGCCAACGGAGATAAGCAACTCCCTTAAAAGGCTCGAGCTAAGCACCCTCGTTAAACAGCCTCGTGAGAAAGAGCAAAGATAATTCCTAAAAAATTATTTTTAACATTCATGAGGCAAAAATGGCTTATACCCAATTTAGCACCTCAAATGACTTAACGGTAAAACTTTGGTCAGAAAGACAGCTGTACGACTTTGTGTCAGATACAGAAATGCTTGGTCAAATGATAAAAGCCAATGTCATTAAGAGGTTCGATGATACATCTGCTAAGGCAGGTGACAGAGTAAGAATTCCATATCTTAAAAGATTAACAGGTCAAGGCTTACTTGGAAACGCAACCGCAACTTCAAACGAAGATGAATTAACATATTTCACTGATGATCTTTTGATCAACCAGCTGAGATATCCGATCTCAATTCCTGCACCTGAAACTATTGACACTCAACGTGTATTACAAACCCTTCCAGAAGATTCTTTTAAAGTACTTTCTGAGTGGCATAAACAGCGTGCGATTGTAGCAGCTTTCAACCAGCTTTGCGGAAATACTGCAACAACAATCACATATGATGGCCAAGATTATAGCGGAAATAACAGACTTAAAATCACTGGTATGAACGCAGCAGTTGCTCCATCAACAACTTCTGGCGTAACTCGTATTATACGTCCTAACAGTTTAACAACTGACGAAGCTGTTGGTTCAGATACTACTGCAACAATGAAGTTAAGCTTTATCCTTCAATGCGAAACTATTGCTCAAACTTCAAGGCCTTATATTAGACCTATCAATGGTGAAAATGCAGATGAGAAATATCATCTTTATGTTCACACAGAGCAGTGGAATCAATTGATGAATGATACTACATCACCTTATCAATACAGAGACCTTCAAAACGCAATGATTACTTCTGGTCGTGGCGATGGTGGTATACCTTCAAGCTTTATGTTCAGTTCTACACGTGTGTTTAAATCTGACAAATTGCCTCAAGGTGTTAACTCATCAACTTCAGCGGCAGTAGCAAATACTCGTCGTGCGGTTTTTTGCGGACAGGATTCAGGCGGGATTGCTTTTGGACAAGGTTATGGTTCTGGAAAAGATGCAGTGCCTGGTTGGGTAATTAAATCTGATATGTACGATATTGGCCAATGGCAGCGTATTGCTATGAATGGTCTTTATGGCATTAAAAAAGTGGTTGAGGATTCTAATGATATTGGAACGATCGTTATCACATCATATAGCTCAATATAGGAGGATAACACATGTCTACAGCTTATGCTTTTTCTCAAATTCTACCTTATAGCACGGCTCCTGCTAAATATGCAGCTGGACAACTATATTCAATAGACTTTGAGTATACACTTGCTGGTGCAGTTGTGAGTGGCGATACTTACACCGTTCCTGCAAATGCTCTACCTGATAATGGAATAACAATTGTAGATACCCAGTTGATTTTCTCACCGCTGGATACAAATGCTTCTCCAACAGCAACAATTAGTGTTGGTGACTCAGGATCTGCGACTCGCTTTATAAATGCTGCTAATGCAGGATCAGCGACAGCAAATGCTCAGCTACAATTATCCATAAACCAAAATCAAGGATTAACTTCTGGCGTGGTTAGCTCAGGTTCTGGTTATGTTTATTCAGCTGGAAGTGCACCTAGACCAGTCGTAACTCTTGGTGGAACTGTAGCAACTGCTGCGTCCACAGGTTATATACGTCTACGTGTAAGCTTCTATTGCTCAGGCAACTAATAGAGGTTGAAATATGGCACTTACTTTTGGGGCTTTAACAAATCAAATACTGCTAGAAACCAATAGGTCGTTAGCTGATTATGGTGATTTTGTTAAGTCTTCAATTTTAAGTGCCATTGTTTTTATGGAAACCGAATGTCCATATCTTTTTGAGAAAATCTCAACTGTAACAATAACAGAAGGTAACAATGCAGTTAATCTCCCTGATGATTGGAATCAGCCCGTTTATGTCCAATATACCATCGATGGAACTTTGTATGGACTGCTACAAGGCTTTACTCCGTCTACTTACACTGATTTAATTAGATTATTTAATTCTACAAACGATGTAGGTAATCCTGCTAAATATGCGTTTTTTTCAGGGCAATTATTTGTTTTTCCATATACCCAAGGTGATATAACTTTCACACTTTCGTATTATTATAAAGACGCAACCTATCCACAGATCGATAGCGATACTTCTATTTGGTTTTCACCTTTAACTATCGATTGCGTAAAAGCAAAAGCGACAGAGATTTTCTATACCTATCCATTACAAACTCCTGAGAAGGGGATAGCATATAAAGCTTCGTTCGATGTATTCCTTCAAAATTTAGAAATGCGTAACAACATCAAAAGACAAACTAACTTATTGAGTATTTAAGATGCCTTCAAATACGACTAATTTTAATTGGATAAAACCTACAGTTGGGAGTGATGATGACGTTTGGGGCGATTATTTAGATACTAATCTTGATTCACAAGATAGCCTCATTAGAAGGTTTATGAATAACTTTATCAATACATCTGCTCCAGCTGAAGCGCAAGCAGGCACAACTTGGCTTGATAATACTTCAAATCCTTATGTACTTAAGATTTATGATGGCGCTGATTGGATTACAATAGGCACAATGAATACTACCACTAATAGCTTTACGACTACTTCAGCGGCTTATATTGGTGATTATAAATTCAGTGGTCAAAGTGCAAATCATGGTGGTTGGTTATTATGTAATGGTCAAA